CTTGCCCAGCAGATCGCCCGCAATCTTGACGGCCGCTTTCTTCTGAGCAGTGAACGTCTTCCGCATGATGCCGCTGATAGCTTTGCGGGCCTTGACTACGGCTGGCCGCTCACGGTCAATGGGCGTCAGTGTACCCGAACGCTTTTTTTTTGAACCGCGCCAGCTTTGGCCGCGGGCGCTTTCTTGCCGGGTTTGATTGCCGGGGGTGGCTGGGAGGCCGACTCGTCAACCGCCCCCGGTTTGCCGTCAGGGTTTGTTTTCCCCGGCGGTATCGCGGGCGCGGATGGAGGCGGAGAGTTTGCTTCATTCTGCTCATCCGTGAACGGGTCCATCCCATAGCCCTTATCGCGCACTTCATCGGGTGTCATCCACGGCTTGGAACCACCGGCCCCGAGTGCAATCTGGAAAACCTGGGCCTTAACGAGCGGATCTGTGATCTCCTCGTCTTGCCATGAAAATTGAAGGTCAGGGGCGCTGTAGCAGCGGCGAAGAATCGCGTCCATGAGGCTCTTGAACCACATCTTGCGCGGTTCAAGCCCCTCCTCCTGGGCGGTTTCCTTGGCCGTCTGAGCGGTAGCCCTGTTGACTTGCTTCACGAGCGCCTGAGGGCTAATTGAGAAGCACCAGCATACAAGTCTTGCCAGCCATTCATCTATCGCGCCAGTCAAATCCGGCTGCTTGGTGGCAGTGTACTTGGTACCGCTCGGAACCCACTTGCCATGCCGGCGCATTGCCGTGTTCCCGGTCAGTACGATGTCCCATGAGGCTTGAAAGTCCAGTACTTGGTCGGGGTTCATGCCCGCCGGGGCTTCGAGGATCGCATCGGGAATCGTGCCGTCCGTGTAGTATTCGGTCTGGTTCAACATCCGGCGAAGTGACAGGTTGATGATGTTGATGCTCTGCTCAACCGGCCCCATGCCGTAGATGCGATTCGGGCGCGGGTTGTATGGCCGAACGATCATCTCGTCAAGTGTGTACTTCGGCCCCGCCATGCCCTTTAGGTAGCGCTGGTATGCCGGCAACGGCGGAAACGGGATGTCGCCGTCAACCCAAATGATCGGCTTGACCGTTTCACCCGCAATGGGTGTCGGCAGAAAGATACCTTTGTTTGTCGGCTTGAGGAAGATCGCCGGATGGTCAAGGACATAATGATCCTCCAGAATCATGCGCTGCCATGCCAGAAAGTCTCGGATGCCGTCGGGTTCGGCCAGCAGATCGGCAACGCGCTTGGCCTTGTCTCCGCCGTCTTTGCCGTCGCGCCCCATGATCTGCCACTTCTGGCCGGCCATCTTGTCTTTGCAGGTTTCAATAGCCATGCGCAGAATGTCTAAGCCGCCCAGTGTTGGGTCTGCCATACGCCGCAAAGTGTTGAAGTCAATGGCGTTTTCGTGGGCTTCGGAGCGTGGTCGCGGATTGTAGTTGGTCGAAAACGGGTAGTCAAAGCGCCGCCCTTGAACCTCTTTGGGCGCTTGAGAGTCCATGGGTTCGCCGGGGCCAAACCATGAATCAACCTGAGAGCGAGGCTGCCCGGTTGCCTGGGCCAGCATGTCAAGCTCAATGGGTAGCATCTTGCCGCCGCCCTTGTCGCCGCGAAACACAGGTTTACTCGCCATCTTCCCATGCCTTTCGGCCTGTCAGAATGAAACGGGCCAGTTCGTAGGGCGCGAAGACCATCACATAGACCGCAAATCCAACACGTCCGAGGAGTTTACGCATCTCCGCCTTCTTTCGGTAGGAACGTGCGCGCCAGCCGTTCCCAAGCCTGTTGCCGGGAAACCGGGAAGAGGTATTCACCGCCCAGGGCCGCGGCGTACTTGTCCAGCCGGCGGCCTATGTCCTTGGGGATGTCCAGCGAGGTTTCGCTGGCTACCGTCTCAGGCTCGGAGTGTGTCTTTTCTGCCACAGGCTGTACCTCATCTGCAACAGTTTACCCTTCTTTTTGCTCAGCAAGCAGCTTTGCAGCCTGTCGAGCGTAATAATCTACAACCCCTTGGCCGTCGAAACCATGGTGCAGGTAGTTAATCCCCTGATTGAAGGCGTCAGGATCGTCGTCATGAGCCATCTTCGGGAAGCCGTACATGTTATCGAGGAAGTCGGCAACCCACGGTAGCGACGGGTCAACATGGACGTTGCCAGCCTCCCATGTGGGCACGACGGCATGGGCGCGGCTCACCTTGTCCGTGTCTACCTTGACGGGTACGAGCGGGATTGACGACTCGAGCCGTAGCTCTTGGATGAGGCTCTGACCGCTGGCCTTGTCTTCGATCAAGAAGGCTTGCGGGTGCCATTTTGCGTTCATGGCCTTGACGCGCAGCTTCAACTCGGGGTAGCCAGCCTTGTCTTTCCAGCGGTCAAGAACGTCGTACCCTTCGGCACGCTCTCCAATGGCGAAGACAACGCTGTAATCGTTCTCCTCTTTCTCCTTGAAAGCCGTATCCGCAGTGAGTATGAGCCGTTTGTACTTCCAAACCGTCTGTCCCTTGTTGTCGCGCTCTGCCATCTTCGCCAGCGTGTCGGCCATGCTAAAGTTCCGGACAAAGCCCTTCTTGAATATCTGGCCTTCCGCCGGCGTCGGGCGCTGCTGGTGCTGGCCCGCGTATCCGGCTGAGCCCAGGCGGCGGCGCTCCGATGCGAGTACGTTGGGCGGGAAGCGCGCCGGAAAGAAAAGCTCACCCTCTACCGTGCGCGGGTCAGACCAGCCGAGCGACGTCGGCTTGTAATCCGGGTCTGTCGGCTTGGGGTGTTCGTATTCCTCACGGATTATGAGTACTTCCCACTCTTCCGCGTCGGTGGCCAGGATGTGGCCGGTCAAGTCTTCTTCATGCAACCGCTGTTGAATGATGCAGCGAACGCCCGTCGTCATGTTGGCAAGGCGGTTTGCGGCGGCATTGTCCCACCAGTTGATGATCGAGTCGCGCTCTGATTTGCTGTAAGCCTCGGCCGCATCGTTCGGATCGTCAACGATGATCGCGTGTGACCGCGTTCCGGTGATGCGTGAGCCGGCGGAGATCGCCCGGCGAAAGCCTGTGTCGCTGTTCTTGTAGTGGCCCTTGGCGTTTTGGTCACGGCTGAATGACCATGCTGGCGCGAAAGCGCGTCTGTACCACGCCGAGTCGAGGATGTCGCGACACTTGATGCTGTCACGGATGGCAACCTCGCCGTTACCCGATGCGAACGTTCCGCGCCATGCCGGCCCGAGATCGTTCGCCTCGCTCGGCTTCTGCAGCCAGATCCAAGGCGGCAAGCAGACCGACAGGATTGTAGACTTCATGGAGCCGGGCGGAACGTTGATTATCAGGTTGCGATGGGCGAGACGGCCTTCTACGAGGGCTTGGACGTGGTCACAGATAACGTCTAGGTGCCAATTCCAGACCAGCGGCGTCGAGGGTTCGATGATCGGCCATGCTTGCCGAACGAACTCTGACAACCGACGGCGGGCCATCTCCGCTTTGATGGCCTCATAGGGGATGAGGTCCATTAGGCCGCCACGTTGTACTGCCGAGTGAATCGCCGGCGCTCGGTATACATCGCTTTGACGTGTTTCGGGTACAGCCGGGCAAACTGGCGCTTTGTAAGTTGCTCAACGCATTGGCACCTTGGGCACTCATGGGCTGGCTCCCCGTAGTACACGACGGGCCGCCACGCATGAAAGCAGCCCCGCCGTAACGTATTGAAAAGCCAGTCTATGGACATAGTTACACCTCAGCCAAGTACGCTTGATATGCCGAAAGTTCAGCCCGTAGCTTGTCGAGATTCTTAGCCTCAGACAATGGCCGCTCTTTGTGGCATCGGCAGCAGGTTGCGCGGATAGCGCCATGATCCAGTGCGGCGTAGACCTCATGCGGCGTCTGCTCGGGGTGGCTGTTCGGCCCATAGCCGAGTGTTGAGCCGCAATCCTCGCACACGTCACAGGACGGGTGCCCCATCGAGGTCCAGCACTCACTCTTCCCGCACTTGCACTTCATGTACTGCATGGCTAGACCTCCTCAAGGGTCGTACTGGGTTGCGGCGCACCAGCGGCATAGATTGCATCCAGCGCCGCCAGTTGCTCGTCTGTAAGTTTGGACAGGTCAAGGGCTGGCGGCAAGGCTTCGCCGTCGGGCGTAGTCTGTGCCGTCTTGATGGGCGCGTCCAAACCAAGCAGCTTCGCTCGACGCTCCATGACCCGAATCAGAATCTCGGCACTCTTCCAAAGATGGCGCGTCGGCCAATGCGAGAGGATGATAGCGTCCAGCCGTTGAACCTCAAGGGTTCGGACGTTGATCGCGCTATCCTTGACCTTCTCTTCCAACTCGGCCAGGCCGTCCATGACGAGCTCGTAAGCCCGCGTCTTCGACAGTCTTAGGCTCTTGCCGATGGCATCGTAGCTGGCGCCAGCGGTGCGGAGGTTGAGCGCCTGTTGAACGAGCGCCCGGTTGCGGATGCGCTTCTTACCGGCTTTCTGTCTGGTGAGGTCCACCGTTCGCCTCCTTTACGCGTTCGGCCTTCCGCTGGCGCTCTGCGTTGACCCGCTTGCGGAATCGGATGTCGCGGGTGACCCTTGCCAACAGCTTGCCCTTCTGCTCTTTCGACATAGGGCGGAAAGCGTCAATGAGATAGCTGGTGCCGTTGGTAGGCATTGGACTCCTCCTCGGTCATGGGCGAGTACTGCTGTAGCCCGAATTGCCAGTTGCGGCAAGTGGTAAAGTAGCCGTTCATCCCGCGAAACCCGACAGGTAGCGGCTGGATTGGGATGGCTTCAAAGTCGGGAATCTCGAAGATTGCCCCGTTGTAGGCTGTCACCCGCGCAATGGAGCCGGGGGCGGGGCGGCAAACGAGATGCAGGTTATGGTGCCAGCTTTTGGTCACCCCGCACAGATAGAAGAAGTCCCAACCGCTCGTCTTGGCGTCAAGGAAATGCTCACCCGGCCCCATGGTGGGCTTCACGATCTTGGAGAAGTCGCCTATCAGGCAGCGGGCGCAATGCTCGTGTTGGCGAAAGCCCTGGACATACTTTGCCCACAGGTACTTGAACGATTCGATCTGCCGGCTTGTGCCAATGGCTCGGATAATCATGCAGTGACCCTTTCCAGTTCCAAGGCGCGCTGGTACGCCTCTACGATTTCAGCGCCCTTGCCAACGCTCTTGCCGTTCGGCCAGGGTAGATTGAATTCACGTCGCAATGACTCTAGCGCACATTCCGGGTTGAGTGTGACATTTTTTCGCGCAAACATCTGAAACGAAGTCGTTTGGCCGTGGCGGTAATCCTCGCATGGCCCAATCCACCGAGCCATAGAGTCGCGGGCCTCTTGCTCTGTGTGGAACTTCTGATAGAACCATGCGCCCTTGCGGTAGAGCGCGGTGAAGCCGTTGGGGTCCGTGAATTCCACCAGCCGTCCACCGCCGAGAGACTTGGTGTAGCGTGCCTGGCCTGTTACCCGGTCCATCCGACGCCCGGACAGGTAAACCGCTCCACCCGGCTTCGCCAGTGCATTGCAGACCGTCATAACGTCTTGCTCCGCCTGTACGGTGTCAACCGAGTTGAGAACTGAGTCGGCAACTACCACATCGAAGAGGCCGTCCATCCGGAGTGAGCGCGCCAGATCGTCGCACATCTTGTGAACAGCCGCCGGGTGAATCTGCATACCCTTGCGGTAGAAGAACTCGACCCCCTGGATGCTGTACCCTTTGGCGCGCAGATCGCGGACGTAGTCACCTTGGCCACATCCAAAGTCGAGGATGCGATGCTCTTTGGTGACCGCCGGCAGAACCATGGTGCGGTAGAGCGTTGAGGCGTTCTGCTTGCGCCCGCTGTCCTCATCGTTCCGGAGCCGCATCATTTGAGCGAACGATTGAATCCACGTCTTGCGCGGGAGGTGATCGTAGGAGAACTGGCCGTACTCCGCTCCAAAGTATGCGCGGGCGTCTGCCTCGGCCGAGTCGGGAACGTAGAACACCCGGCAGTCAAGGTTGAGGAGTTTGCAGGACAGCGCGTATTGCTGGCCGCTCACCACTACGCCGGCCTGAGTAGCGACGGCTCCGCCCCAAGCCCCGTACTTCAAGACGAGAGAGCAGATCTCCTTGCGGACGGCCGCACCGATGGAGCGGAGATTGCCTTGAACCATGCCGCCCGGAACCTCCGCATAGCCGAGGGCGAGAGACGCGGGCACTGTAACGGGATGGTCGATGTCGTCGATGTCCGTCCCGTTGTGAAGCTGGTTAAACCGGATCTCGTCATAGGTGGTGATGTCCTTGAGGGTGAAGGCCGGGACAGTCTCGCGCCCGAGCGCCCGGCTGGCCTTGGTGCGCTGGTGACCGGCGACGATGAGGCCCGCCTGTGTGCAAATGATCGGCTTCGCAAACCCGATGGCCGTTATGCTGTCCATGAGTCGCTGGAGGGCATCTGGCGCGATTGCCCGCGGATTGTATGCCGCGCCGTGAAGGGTAGCCGTGGGGAAATTAGAGTTGAACATTGTCCACCAGAAAGGCCGCGAACCCGTAGTAAGCGCCGTGGGCCTCGGCGTACTTTTCAGCCATGCGTCCCAGGCCGACAGACTCCTCAGCCGTGAGCGGGATCTGGTAGTCTCCGAACTTCATCATGGGAACGCGCTCGGCTCCGCCGCTATCGTCGCGACCTTCTGTTGGGTCCAGCGTTGCGCCTGAGTCGGCAATGAGTTGATCGAGGAGGCGTTGTACCCCGTCGTCGTCCGTCTTCACATCGACCAGCAACGCGGCCAGTGCTTCATTGTCCCGGGTGGCCATCTCGGTTATCGGGTCAAGGACGGCCAGGGCGAGACGTTCCTCGTCAATGCTCATCTCCACCCAATCAACCGGAACCTTCTTGCCGGCGGAGATGGCTTCCTCGCAGCGGGCGTGACCGTCAATCACATGGCCGGTGACCTTGTTGACCAGTACGGCCTTGATCCATCCGAGTTCATGGATCGAGCCGCGGAGGGCGTCGCGCTGGTTGCCGGGATGCCGGCGGAAGTTTAGAGGGTTGGCCAACAGTTGGGCCGGGTCTTCGTCGGTATGGCCGATGATGCGGTTGCGCCACGAAACGGATTGTGTCTTGTTTGCCACACTTTTGCTCATTTGTAGCCAGTCTAGCGCGGGAACGTGCGCGAAAACCGCCTCCGGATGGTGCGAATCAAGCCTTTTGCAAAATGCACGAATCCATACGCCGCAAACCATGAAACTGCAAACAGCCAAGGGTCAAACCGGGTCATGCTGCCCTTTCTTTGGCCGGTACAGGTTTCCCGCCGGCGTTATGGCTGGCATCGTGACAGCGCCAGCAGCCCCAAAGTACGTTATCCGGCCTCCACCCAAACCGGCGCTTTGCCCGCCTGTGCACCAAATGGCCGTGAGTCCATGGCGTAGGTCCGTCGAACGGTAGCCGGCCAGGGATGCAGCCGACGTTCTTTAGCTTCATCTGGCAGAACCCGTCGGCGTCTTGGTAAGCCTTGAGCCGGATCGCCTCCTTCTCTTCTGCAGTCGGTTCACCGCGCCGGGTGCCGGGGCGTTTCTTCCGAGGAGGCCCGGAGCGTTTGAGTGGTGTGTAGCGGCGTAGCGGGGTCCGGGTTTTCATGGCCGGTCCCTCTTCTTCACCATCTCCGCCCAAAGCAGACGTTGGGTAACCGGGACAGCCCCAAGAGAGATAG